CCGACGCCTAGCGCGTAGTCAATGTTAAGAGGGAGCGACAGCTTCCGTACGCGTGCGCCAACCTGCACCGGCACGCCGTAGGCGACGCCGGGCATCGTTGCGCTGAGAGTGGACTCGGTCGCTTGACCGGCGACTAGCGCCTGAGAGAACGCCTGCCATGCTGCCGACGACGGATGCTGAGAGGTGACGATTACTGAGGCGCCAATATTCCGACCGCCGAGATAGTCAACCGACATCCATTGCCCATGCGCTCTAGCTCTCATCTGGTCGGAGCTGCGAACCTCTGGAGAGTCGGCGAAGCCGGTCAGGTTCGTGAGACCGTAAGGCGCCTCGCCCAATGTCAGGCCGTTGAATGTGATCTGCCAGTCGCTCATCGGCTAACCCTCATCGCCCATACGAGTTCCTGACCGATTTGATACGGCGACGCGTCGGTTTGATTGACATAGATATTCACGTTGCCGCCGCCGATGCCGTTTCCAGCAAAGAGTCCCTCTTGCTGTTTCTGATTAAGGACCATTTCGTTATCGTGCAGGACAGCGAGACCGGCGCCGCCGCTGATCGGACTCTTGAAGATGCCGCCATCCGCGAAGCGCGGCAGAGGGTTATCGGGAAGGTCAAGTTCTGGACCGATGCCGATACCGATTGAATCGGGAATGATGTTGTTTACCGTGTCGGCGAGGAAGTTCCACGCGCCGCGAAAAGCTTCGTAAAGTGCGCTGCCGACCATTGAGCCGACGTGTCCGATCTTCTCCGGTATTGAAAGAAAGAACCCAACGATTGCGCCGACCTTGTCGCCGATCCAGTCGGCGACTCCGGCGATGCCGTTCTTGATTGAATCGAAGACGCCCGACATTACGCCCCACGCCGTGAGCACGACATAGGTGATGACGCCGAAAGCGAACTTAATTCCCTCCCATAGCATCGTGTAGTAGGCGATAACGATCTTGATGTAGAGCATGATCGCGTCAAAGACAAAGAGGATGACGTTGTTCCATACCCAGAGAACGATCGCCATGATTGTTTCAAAGGCGAAGACGATTGCCTTCCAAAGCAACGTGTAGAACGCGATCGCGAACTTTATGTAGATAACGATCGCGGCGAAGATGACCGAAATCACGTTCTCCCATGCGAACTTGATCACTTGCTGGATTACTTGCCACGCGGTTTTGATCACGTTTCGGAATGTCTCGAAGTTCTTATATGCGTAGATAACTCCGCCGACTAGTAGCGCGATGAGCGCGACGATGGCGATGATCGGGGCGGCGGCGGCGATGGTGGCGATCGCAGCGGCGGCCATAGATACGGCGTAGGCGGTGACGGCGATCACGGCGATTCCGCCGATGACGCCTGCTGCGATGATCATGACCTCTTTGTTCTCGGTCATCCACTTAGTGAGCTGCTCGATCTTCGGGGTGAGCTGCTCAACTACCTCGCCGATCTTCGTAAAGACCTTTGTAGCGATCGGCTCCAGAGCGAGAAAGACCTTGTTCTTTAGGGTCGTGAGTTTCTCGGCGAAGTCCTGAGTATCGGCGCCCGCTTGCATGATTGAGTCGCCGTTAGCGAGTGACGCCTGCATCTCTTCAAAGGAGAGTTTCCCTTCACGGATCATCGCTGCGAGTTTCGGACCGGCCTTCGCTCCGAACACGTCTAGGGCGGCGCCTGCCGCCTCGGTGTCGTTCGGTGCGTTCTTGATCTTGTCGAATGTCTCCTGGAATACGACCGACGCCTCCTTGCCGTTCTTGGCGGCGACTGCCATCGCCTTACTGAGCGCGGGCATGACATCGCCTGCGTCGACTCCGGCCTTGCCGAGTGTCGCCAGGAAGGCGGCGGACTGGTCAAAGGTGAGACCGACATCGCGCAAGACAACGCCGGAATCTGCCATCTGTGCGGACAGCTCGGCGACAGAGACGCCGGACTTCTGAGAGGCACGGAAGAGGAGATCGAGCTTGCCGGACTGGTCGCCGGTGGCGACGCCGAAGTTCTGCATCACGGAGGCGACCGCCTCAACGTTGCCGCCGAGGTCCGTGCCTGTGATGCGCGACAGCTCTAGGACTTGCTCGGACATGAGCTGCAACGGTGCGCCGGTGAGTCCGAGCTTCTGATTGAACGACGTAATGACGGACCCGACATCGCCGAACGATGCAGGGACCGCCGAGGCGACCGCCTTCATATCGTCTTTGAGTCCCTCTAGGACTGGTCCGGTAGTGCCGGTGCCGACTCGGATCTGATCGAACGCGTCGTCGAATGATGCGCCGATGTTGAATAGCCCGACGCCTATGGCGCCAGCTCCGGCGAGGATTCCGGCGCCCATGAGCGCGCCCTGTTGGCCGATCTTGGCGGCGGTGTTCTTCGTGTTGTTGCTGAGCTTGTCGATCTCGCTCTGCGCGCGCTTCAGTCCGGCGTCGTTGAATGTAGAGAGAACGTTGATAGAGACGGCCATTGTTCTCCCTGCTTTCTTAGGTGTTCTTTATGTTCTGTTCGAGGATCGTCTCGTAAACCTTGACGATCCCGAGGATCTCTTTAGCGATGCGATCCTCGCCGCCCGCTTGATCCCACGCGCGCCAGATAAGACGCGACGGGCGACCGCCGACATTCTGAATAGCTTTGACGAACGCACTCTCAGAAGGTCCGGAGCTTGCGTATTCAAAGACTGCGCCGCCTGCGCTTTGGTTCGCAATCCTCCAGGCCGCCGTCGTGGCCGAACCTCTGGACCGCTTGCCGCCCTGGCGAACGACAATCCCGCGCTTTGCTAGAGATGCGTTCCAATACGGGAGACGTGCCTTGCCGCCGTACCGGTCGCCTGCTCCACCTACGCGCCAGCCCGAAAGCGGTTGCTCCGGAACCATGCCGCGAGCCTTTGCGACGATGCCCGTCATCGTGTCGCGAATCTCTTTGTCCATTGCTTTACGAAGCGCCGGATCAAACGCCTTGAGTTCTTTCTTAAACTCGTTAAAGCCGTAGACGGTGGTCTCAAGTCCGAGACCGTCCGACTTTGACGAGACTGGAGAGGATGCTTTCGCCATTGCCTAACCTCGCTGACTCTGCCGTGCCTGTTCTTTCAGAACGGCGACGATCGCCCAAAACACTTCCGGCGGTGTGTCGAGAAGTTCATTCGGCGAAATGCTCGTCGCGACGGAGACCTGCGCGACGAGCAATGTCAGCGAATCTCTAAAGGGAGCGACTCTGTTTCGCCAGCTTCGATTGACTCGATGCCGTCCAGCCATTCGTCGAAAGGTTTCACGACACGCCCTGAAGCGTGCGTACCTTTCCACGCCGTCCAGCACAGCGCCTCAAAAGAGGCGCTGTCGCCGAACAGTTCGGACATCGGCTTGGAGAAGTGACGCTCCGCTGAGACGATGACCTTTGGCGTAATGTTGACCTCATACGGCTCGCCGCTTTCGCTGACGACCCGAAGACGCATGAGGGCGGCCATTAGGCGACGGCCTTTGTAATGGTTCCGTCAATCGGCCAGGTAATTGACGCGGTCGAAAGTTCGCCGACCTGAGCGTCAAGAGGCATCCACTCAGTGCAGAGGATGTTGAAGGTGTAGCTCGGGTTAGCCGTGCCGACCGTGGTTCCGGCTGGCTTGACGACGACGGCGGCGGTTGCTCCGAGGAGCGGGTACAGCGTCGCCTCTACGGCGGCGGCGGCGAAGTCTTGAAAGAAGTCCAGACTGACCGACGAATCCTTGAGGCCGCCGACGCGCCGCTTGGCGGTTGATCCCATTGAAGTGGTGTCCAGCTCGGCGACGGAAGTCGAGAGCGTGACTTTGGTGATGTACGTCGAAAGATCGACGCCACCGATTGTTACGGATGCGTTAGTGATGACCTGAGCCATAGTGGCTAGTCCTCCTGTGTAGTGGCGTCGGCCTTTGCGGCCTTGATTGTGTTTGCTTCGATATGGCCCGCCTCAATGAGGTGGTCCACGTTCAGCCCTGCGAGATCCTCAGTTGTGAGGGTGTCGCCTGGCTCGTGGTCGGCCACTCGGTGACCTCCGACGATCTTGTATGTAGACATCTGCGCTCCTAAGCGTGAACGGTGACGTTGAACTCACACGTCAGGTAGGCCGCGTCTCCGATGGAGAGCGGACGGATGGAAAGCATTTCGGCGACGATCAGCGTCTGGCACACGCCGCCAAGAGTCGGATCGGCTTCAATCGCTGCGCGCGCTGATTGAGATCCGCTGTAGCTCATCCATCCGTCGAGCGCTTTCTGAGCTGCACGGTCGCCCATGCGGCCGGAGATCAGAGATATGACGAACTGCCATTCGGAGAGCCCGCCGCCCATCGCTCGGTGAAAGGTGACCGACTGAACTTGAATGACTGCCATCGGCGGCGTGACTTGCTCGGGAAGATGATCGGCGACGCGTAGGCCGGTGATCGTCGCGAGTCGTGCGGCTAGTCCCGACTGGATCTGTGAGGCGGTGCCAGCCATTAGGCGACGACGGCGTTTCGATACGGGCGAAGCATCCGCTCCACGTCGGGGTCGATTGCTCGGACGGTGATGGCTCCGAGATCGCCGAAACCGGCGACGCCAAGAAGTGAGTCGCCACGCTTGACCAGGCGACCGGCGAGAAGGATCGCAGCGGATCGGATCGGCTGAGGGACGGCGGGCCATCCCCACTTAGCGGTCACTTGAATACCGGCCGGAGCGGCGACGGTAGGAAAGGTTCCGGCGATCACGGAGCTGATCCGTGTAATCGGAAGCCCTTTCGATACGGCGTTCAGCGGTTCAGTCTGAAACTGCGCGCCGGTCAGGGTGGTGGCGTAGGTGCTGTCTCCGGCGGTGTCCGTCTTTACGACTAGGCCGGTCGTCGTGGAGATGTCGTCGACGAATACGAGGTTGTCGGCGTTCGCTTGAAAGATGCGAGCCGTAGCGGTGGCGTCGGCGTAGAACCGGCGGTCGCAATGATTGTCAATCACGCGCGAGGCTTCGGAGATCCGAGCCTCAAGCATCGTGTCGTCGACGTTGTCGGTGATGCGGAGAACTTCCTTCAGCTCTGCGAGTGTGCAGTAACCGTTAGTGATTGCCATCCGGAATCCTCCAGGCGCGGACATAGCCGCAAATAATCTCGGGAACATTTAGAGCGGCGAAGTAGGAAGCGACCTCGCTCCCCTTCCCGCCGCTTTCTTGGTTGTCGTCAACGGCGACGATCGCGCCGGGCTTGAGACAATGGGCAGCGGCGTGCAGCTCTCTAAGGTGGTGATCGGCGGCCGGTTGCGGGTGATCGAAGTCAACGTCGAAAGAATCGAGATAGAGGAAGTCCACGGCGGTAATGATGTTCGGCAGGATCAGCAGAGAATCCGAAGTGATCGCCGTCGTATGACTTAGCCCGAGTTCGGCGACGAGTTCGGCGCCTACCGGATCTATGTCAATCGTGAGAACTGAGCCGCTGCGATCGGCGGCGATTTCGTTCCAGACGATCGTCGATTGCCCGTCGCCTTCCCAGTTGCCGAGTGTCCGAATACTGCCGGTCTCGACGATGAAACAGTTCTGAGGGAGTTCGGCGTAGAGATACGAGAACGCTTCGTGACGCTTGCCGAGTCGATCCCAATGGATCACGGCGCTAACCGTTCGTCGATCTCGGCGAGGATCGGCTGCCAGTATTCGGCGAACACTGCCCGATGGTCGTAGGTGAGAGCGTGAGCGCGTGCGGCGCTTCGTCTGTGTGGGTCCTGTGCGCTCGTGTAAGCGTCCTCTAGCTGCTCGACGATGGAATGTACGAGAGGCGTACAGAACCACGCTGATTGCTGAGGATCCCAATACGGTTGGACGGAAGCGAGATAGCCGAAACCCTCGACGAGTTCTGGCTGAGCTGTGAAGTTTGAAACGATGGACGGAACGCCACAGGCGGCCGCCTCAATCACGGGAACGCCGAAACCCTCGCCACGCGAGCAGATCAGATTCACGTCGAAAGCGGCCATGATGGTGGCGAGAACTTCGGGGCCGAGTCCGGCGTAGTACGCCCACTGATCGACCCATACGATCCGGTCGGCAGGGATGCCCGCCGACTCGGCGAGTTTCGCCAGGTCAATGCCGCCACCGGCGCCGCGCTTCTCTGTGTGGAAGTAGGCGACGACGTTGTCATGGCGAGCCATGAACTCGGACAGTGCGAGAAGGTTCTCTCCCCATGCTTTGCGCAATGGGGCGACGCCCTTATTCGCTGCGACGATTCCGACGATGAACTTGTCGTCGGCCACGTCTAGAAGTTGGCGACCTGTGCGCCCGTCGACGGTCGCGTCAGGTCTGAAGGTTTCGGTATCGACGCCGTGCGGCGCGTAGCGAGCGTCCACGCCTGCGCGCGTCAGTTGGTCGAGACCGAACTTACTCATCGCAATGGGCAGCACGTTGTCGCGCTGGCACCATTCGAGAACGTCGGGCGGTGTCGGGACATGATCCACCGGCGCCCATGAGGCGATCAGCGGAATGTCGTCAACCTTTGAGCCTTTGTAGACCCAACAATCGAAGAGGGTCACGAGTGCCGTCGGTAGTCCGGTGGTCTGGCGAGCGTGCTCGGTGTGAGCGCCTAAGACGTCGGAGGAGTAGGGGTGGTATCCGGTCGGGAGGACTTCGATACCTTCCCAAGCGGTAACGCCGCCTTGTATTCCGTAGTTGCAGGAGAAGACGATCGAGCGACCGTCTTCCTTGCAGGCTTTGGCGAAGGCGCCCGCTTGGACGCCGTAGCCGGTGTTCGCGAACGGCGCGTTTGAGTGGACGACGATTCCGGCTCTAACCCTGGCATCGCCTTGCCCGCCAGTAGTAGCGCCTGCGCGATCTCGTCCGGTAGGTCGATCTGAAACCCGCCCAGCGTTACGACCATTTCGATTCCTTTGATTGCCCATGAGATTTACCTTCTGCCCGTTGTGGTTGCCCGTGTGGTGGTGAAAGGTGACGCACTCCCACGGGCGAGGAGTGCGCCACCGATCACGCTCTTTTGTCGATTACAGAACCGACATCAGGGGAAAGCGTCCGATCAGGACGCGCCGCCCTTGAAGTACCAGACAGCGTTCGCGTCCGGAAGTGCGCCGTCTCCGCGCCATGTCACGCGGAACGTGATCAGGTCGTTTACGAAGCCAACCGAGTCGTCGCGAGCGACGTCGATCCCACGGACCTGACGCACGTAGTACGCCGAGTTCGCACCGAAGATGACCGACTTTGCGCCGGTGCCGGTTGCGGGAACGTCGGGATTCTCGAACACGGGGAACCCGTGCAGGAGGTCCGGCGATCCAGCCTGGAGGGACGGCTGCCACAGGTACTGGCCGGTCGTGTCCTTCAGCTTGCGGATCTGAGCGATGGTCGCCCCACGCATCTGGAAGCCTGCGCCTGGCTGGCGACGATAAGGCGCCGGGCAGGTGTAGACGAGGTCAATGATGTTGTCGGCAGTCGGAACGCCAGCAAGACCAGTTCCACCGGTGACGGCGGAGCTTGCGGAGGTGACGATACCGTTCGGGCCGGTCGTGCCGGTTCCGATGGTGAGACCGGCGTTGACAGCCGTTCCCATGCCGACAGCGGCTTGACGTGCGACGAAGTCGAGAAGGTTTATTCCCGAATCTTCGACGACCTCGCGGCTGAGCTGGAAGGTAGCTGCGTACTTGAACGCGCCGAGGGTGACGAACGAACCGAACGTCGGATCGGACTCGCTGATTGCCGAGCCTTCAGCCGTGACAGCAGGAGCCGAGTACGTCGCCGTGCGCGGGATCTGCAGGTTCTCGCCGGAGGCGGTCGTCAGGATGGTGACAACGCTTCCGTCAAGCATCGGGCCTTGAACGACGAGCTGCTCTACGAGACGATCGTAGAAGGAAGTCGGAACCGGCGAGCCGGTCGACGCCTTCGTGATGTCGCGCATTTCAAACTCGTACGAACGACGATCGCCACGGGCGATCGCGCGGATGATGTCGGAGTCGGTTTCGACCGATGCGGCGACCTCACGGGCGAAGTCGGCCGGAAGGCCGAGCGATGCGCGCGATTCGTCGATCGAGCGTTCGACCTTTGACTTCTCAATGACGGACTTAATGCGAGCATCACGAACGTCGATGTCTGCGTTGATGCGGTCGAACTGTTCTGACTCTTCGCCGGACAGGTCGCGACCTTCAGCGCTGGCATCATCGAGGAGAGCCTTAGCGGCTTCCCACGCGCGTGCGCGCTGTTCGGTCAGCCGCGAGATGAGTTCTTCACTCATGTGGGCCTACTTTCTAAATGGGGGTGTGTTTGGAGTGCAGGTGGTGGCCGTCGGTGGTGGCGTCGGTGACGCTCCGGGCGAGGCTCCGGACTGCGATTCGACTCAGGCTTTTGCGCTGAGAGCGAGGTACCGCTGAGCGAGAGCGACGGAGCGGCCTTCTGCCTGCTCGTCGTCTGGCTCTGCGGGGAGTTCTTCTGTGCTGCGAACCCGTGCGCCAGCGGTTGCCGAGTAGGCAGGCGTTCCCGAAACCACGGAAACCTCGTGGAGGCGGATCTCTCGCAGCTCGCGCGACTCGCCGGAAGATGACCAGCTATCGCCGCCAGCGGGAACGCTGAAGCCGAACGACATTGAATGAACGTCGCCGCGCTGCATCAGCACGGAGAGATCGCGTCCGTAGGTGGTGTCAGGAAGGCGCGCCTCGACGTAGAGGCCGCGCTCGTCTTCTGTGACTCGCAGCGTCGACGCTTTCGTGCTTCCAAGAACTAGATCGCTATTGTGATTGAGGTACATACGAACCTCTTTGCCCGACTGAAGCGAGCGCCGGAAAGCGCCAGGGGCGATCGTCTCAATAAATGGAAGCGGCTCGCTCGGCGAGTTGAATACGGCGGCGTATCCGGCGAAGTTCATCGGCATGGATTCGCCGTCATCGTCAAGCGCGCGCAGCTCTAGCCCGCCGACCTCAACGGTACGGAACTCAACGTCTCGACCGGCTACCTTGCGAGCTTCCACGTCTACGGACGCATAACGGACAGGCGCCATCTCTGGTGCCATTTCCTCTTCGGGCGCGTCCTCGGGCATCTGAGCGGGGTCTGAGACAACGTCCGTCGGATAGCCGACTAGATCGCCAGCGATGATCCACCGCTTGCAGATAGCGCCGGGAAGGATCTCGCCGCCCACGATCTCGCAGGCGTTTCCGCCTTTGAAGAACGCGCAGGATGAGCACCGGATACCTTCGGAGACGAAGGGTGATTCGGCGACGTAGTGAGCGCCGTCGGGTCCGGAGTGTTGGTCGTACTTTCCGAACAACTCAACGATCGACTCGTCGGCTGAGTATTGCGCGATCTGTCGCGAGGTGAGCGGGAAGATTCCTTCTCCGGCGTCGCGTGTTTCGTCTGTCATAGGGAACCTCTCGTCGGCAGTCACTCGGGCGGCTGCGCGTCAATGCCCATAGGGGGAGGGTTAATGCCGGGTCCGGCCATAGGCGCGCCGGGTAGTGCCATCACGAACTCGTCGCCGCCTTCGTAAGGCTCTAAGCCTTCAACGGCGCGCGATTCGTTCGGAGTCAGAAAGCCGCTCATGATCCCGACCTGATGGGCGCGATAGCGGCTGATCGTGTCGGCGCGTAAAAACGCGCTCGTGTCGAACTTCATTTCCTGCGCCGGTGGCATGAGCGAACTAAGCGCCGACTCAATGCGAGTTAGCCAGGGCAGAAGCGTGTAGGTCACGAAGTTAAGTCCGGCGGACTCGACGTTTGAGTACGTGGCGGAGTCGCCTCGGGCGCCAATCATGTTCGGCGGGATTCGGAAGATGCGCGCGACCTGTGCGATCTGAAGTTCTCGCGCTGCGTTCATTTCCATGTCGGCGGCCGACTCGGTGATCGACTTCCACTTCATGCCGCCAGTAAGAACGGCGGGACGACGGCGGCGCCGGTTCTGAGACTCCCACGTTGCTTGCAACGTCTTCGCCTGTTCGGCGGTCATGTCGCCGTCGACCTCAAGCACGGAGGCGGGAACGCCGCCTTCTGAATACCATTGAGCAAGGTGTCGCTCTTGTGCGAGAGCGAGGCCGATCGTCGTCTTCTGCATCTCGATAGGTGAGAGTCCGCGCGCTGATTGCGGCGGCGTCCACCATCGGATGTGAAGCATATTCTCGGCAGGGATAACGATCCCGCCGGTCGTGTAGTAGCGCTGCCGGTTGACGATCGTCACCTGAACGTCGGTCGGGTGGAGAGGCTGGATGGCGATCGGTGTCCCTATGCCATCTTCACGATCGACGTAGAGATACGCGTTACCGTGCAGGGCGAGGCACGAGACGATCATGTGGATTAGTTCGTAACGCGTCACGGAGCTGGAGGCGTCAAGCCATGACGGCGTCGGCTGGCGTTCGGTGCGATTTCCGATGACGTTCACAGCGCGAATCGGTAGCGTCGCCACCGAGTCGGCGAGAAGTGAGACGCACGAAAGAACCGCCGAAACCTCAAGGGCAGACGATTCGGAGATGGTTTCGCCGGACCAGTTCGGACCGGGAATCCAGTTGGATGTCTTGATAGCGTCGGGGACGAGAGCGCGCTTGGCGAAGAGGCTCATCGTGTCGCCGCCAGGTATGAACCGACGATGAGGAAAGTACCGGCGGCGATGACGGCGGCCGGAACGAAGATCATCGCAATGCCGAGAACGACAACGGCGGCGCCGAGGACTTCAGCAATCGTCGATACGATTTCAGTCATCGTCATTACTCCAGGGGTCAAGAATCTGAGGAGCGCCTAGCGGGCGCAGTTCGCTAGCGATATGGCCCTGAAGGGCGAGCGTGCAGGCGACGAGCGGCGACACGTCGACGCTTGTATCTCGTCGGTGCCATGCCCACGCGTCGCCGAGCGGGCGGCGCTTCGCTCCAGCTACTGCCGCGTTTAGTGGCGTCTGGTCGATATGGCGGATTTGTTTAGAGGTGATGAGATCGAACAACTTCCCGCATCCGGTCACGAGTTGGCGCGGTCCGATCTCGATCACTTGCAGACCGAGGGCGCGCAGGTCGGCGACCATAGAACCGGCGGCCGATACGGGGTCGATTACGATCGACTTGTATCGGGCGGCGCGATCGTCGGCGGCGAACCAGTCGAAGATCCAAGAGGTGCCGGGTCGGTTGCCGATGACTTCGATGTGAGCCATACCGTCGGAGCGAAGCCCGCAGGCGCCGAGCGATGACATGGATCGAGTCGGTGTTACGTCGAGAGCGAGAGTCGGCAGGTCGTCCATCCGTGAGCGGTGGTCAAGACACGCCGCCCAATCTGATTCGCTGATGATCTGCCACGGCGCCGAGGCCGATCGGTCTTGGCGCTGATTGAGATAGGCGCGCCGAAACTCCGGTTCGCGCATGGATTGAAAGTCTGAGCGGATCGCTTCGATCGGTACGGTCTGCCCGAGGGCGGGCATACACGACCACCACACGGACTCGTCGGAGATGTCGGCATCGTCTGGCGCTGACCATTCAAAGTAGGCAACGCCGGAACGGGTGCCGGACTGGACTCGTGCGCGTCCGTCGTCGATCTTGTCGTTCAGGTAGAGAGAGTCATTCGTTCCGGCGGTGGACACGATCCAGAGCTGAGGCTGAGGGCGCGTGATCATTGCCGGTTTCATCGCTTGTTCGAGGCGGTCATCGGTGAGCGAGAACGCTTCGTCGATCACGCCGAGGTCAAGTTGTGCGCCGTGGCCCGCTGTCTCGGTGGTAGCCAGGAGAGACCAGAGCGAACCGTTGGACCAGCGGAGCGCTTCGCTTCCGTTAGTCCGGCGGACCTGCATCATGGACGCGAACGGCGAACGCTCTAGAGCGGGAACGTGCTCGTCTTCCCATTTCAGCCGAGCGTCTTTGCCGGTCTGAGCTGTGTAGCCGACTCGCTGACGCTCGCCCATAGCGACGCATCGGTGAGTCATGGCCGCGAGCATGAGAGTCGTCTTGCCCGACTGGCGAGGAACCGTGAGACGGATCTCGCGGTAGGCGAGCCGCTGCGATATCTCGCCGGTCGTCGCGTCGACGTGGTCGTCGAGTTCGTAGGCAATGTCTACGACTTCGCGCTGCCACGGCATCAGCGGCGTTCCGAGAAGTTCAGCTACCTGAGCGACTTTCGATCCGAGCGTGGGGCGGTCGGTTCGCTGAGTGGACCACCGGGGCGGACAGTTCGGCGAGGATTCTTGAGAAGTCGTCGGAGTCGCCATCGTTGCGACCTTCCAGTTCAGACAGCGTGGCCCGTAGCTCGCGAGATACGGACGCTGTCGCCGTGCCTGCGTCGGCGTCCAATGTCGCTGCGAGCAAGACAGCAAGGCGCGCGCGGGCATCGGTGGCCGGTGAGATTTCCAACTGGCGAAGCGTGGCGCGAATGGCCTTCTGCATCGGGCCTTGAGTCGCCATCGTTACTCCAGAGTTTGAAAGAGGTACT